AGGGGTGCTTCGTTTCCGGGCGTATGGTTTTGTGCTTTTTTGAAGTCCTGAACACGGCGCAAATTTTCCGGGCGACAGCCGGGGCATAGAATCCGGGGTGTGCGAGGGGTGAGCCTAAAATCCAAAATGGGAAAAGAAAAAGCCGGGGCATAGCCGGGAGCCTTGGCCGGGATTTCTCTGTGCGGGAATTCCCAGTGTGCTGCCCCGGAACTATGCCCCGGTCTTTGTTTTTTAGTGGCCGTCCTTTTCTGTGCGCTCGACCCTCGCCCTGAACTCGGCCAGCGTGGTGCGCACCTTTTTGTAGGTGTATAGCCATTCCAGCCCTGTGCTGTACCGCCTGAAGCACGGTGCCCTTGACAGGTGGATGGTGCGCATGATCTCGTTCCACGGCTTGCAGTCGATGTGGCGCATTTCCATGATCTCCCGCTCTACGGAATCCTGCGGGAGGAATTCGAGGACTTCCATAATGTCCAGAATGGCCGTCGCTTCGATCTCCGACTGCTGGGCGATTCTGTCCTCAATTTCGGCCATCTTGATGGCGAGGGATGTGTTCCGACCGTTCTTTCCGGCTGGGTCCAGCTCTGTCCGAATGTCGACCAGCCTTTCCCGCAGGATCTTCTGCCGTTCCTTTGCTCGGTAATATTGGCTTAGGTATCGCTTGAGGAAGATGCGCTCATCCTCGCTCATCTGAGACGGGTGTTTCTGCATGGGAGGCATCCTCCTTTTTGGCAGTGTGCGGAATGAGGGCGTAGATTTTGCCGCCTCTGAACACCAGCTTATAGACCGCCTTGTCCTTGTTGTCCCAGTCGTAGATCTGGAATCCTCGCTCCGAAAGAACGCCGATCATCATGTTGATGGTCGTGACGAGGGCTGGAATCGGGAGGGTGCGCATCCCGGCCAGTGCGTCCTCTGCCGTGCGCTGCTTGGCCTTGGATTTAAGACTGAACGGCTTCGGCTTGAATGGGATGGAATTGCGTTGTCTTTTCATTTTCTCACCTTCATTCCGAATGCTCTATAGGTTCTCCTGCGGATGATGCGGAGCCACTTCTTTCTGACTCTCGGCTTTCCACGCTCCACAAGATGCACCTGCCGTTTTGTTGCCACGCCGAGACGGAGCCCATATATGCAAATAAAACGGTGGTAAAAACTCGACGCTTTTCGGTAGTCCCATCTGAACACTCCACCCTGCCAGGTTCTGCCGTGGCAGCCATAAAACGTGCGCCTGTCAAACTGTAAAATATACGGCTGTTCTTTCATGCTGCCGCCTCCGTTTTCAAAAACCTGCGGATGCGGCGCAGGATGATGTGATACCACTTCTTCCGAATCCTCGGCCTCCGATGGTACATGAGCCGGATCTGCTTCTCGGTGGCAAGGCCATAGAGGATTGCCATGTTTCCGGCGTAGGCCCGGAGGACTTTCTGCGACACCTCTTTGGCCCACTCGCCGATTCTTCTGAAGAAGTCCGAGATGCGCTGGGCGGCCTCATGCGCCGCCTCCCACAAAATATCAAAGGTCTGCTGTAGCATTTTCGATGGCCTCCACTGCTTCTTCCGGGAGGCAGACGACTCTCGCTGTTCCTCCGGCTCTTTCGATGGCTTTGATGGTGTCGAGTTGGAGCGGGGTCGGCTTTCCGAGGAATGGTCGCTTGATTTCGAGGCCGATGTACAGGCCATCAATGATCACCAGCACATCCGGGAATCCCCGCTCACTGTAAACTCCGGCTGCAATCTTGCGGACAAAGGCTTCCGGGTAAAGCTGCCGAATGGCTGCCATGATCCTTGTCTGATACCACTGTTCCAGAGGAATCTGATCTTCGAGGATCTTTTTGACTTTTTCGGCGGTGAGCGTCAGGCCGAGGTTCTCCTGCGCCAGCCTCTGAACGTCTGCCGGGGTTCTGGCCCCGCCGTGGTACCACTCGTGCAGGAGGTTTCGGGTAATGTTCATGTGTTCAGGTCCTCCAGTTTGTGTGAAAGGTAGATGATCTGTTTGAGAATTACATGGGTGCAATCCGCGACTTCGTCCATGTCATTCTGCTTTTGCTTTGTCCAGTTGGGGTAGCTTTCTGCAGCAGCCTCCCGGTAAACCTCCGAAATAAGGTTATAGGCGACCTCCAGCTTTGCATCCCGCATGAGCGCAGCCTTTTCCTTTTCTCTGGCCCTTGCCCTGCACTCAACTTCTTCGATCAGCATGGTGCGGCCTCCATGAACACAGGCTCGTCGCTATCGCTGGGCAGAGCCGGGTTGTCGGCGTACTGACCTGTGCTGTTGCTGGAATTCTCGGCACCGAGTTCCTGCCACTCGAAGTCCTTTTTGTTGCCGTCCTTGTCCTCCATGAAATTCGAGGCCATCATGTCGGCGGTGTGGAGTGCCCAGACGATGGGGTATTTCTGAATCGCTGCGGCGAGGCTCATGGTGTCGGTGTGCTGATCAGTGAAGCCCATGTGCCACCAGATGGCGTACATTTCCTCCGAGGTGAGCTTGATGTAATTCTTGATCAGCATGGCACTCTTGGGGCCGTGGCCGAGGGGCATCAAGTCGTTGACCGTGTAGAACGGCACCTTTTCCCATTTCCCGGTCTTTTCGTTCTTGGCGTTCCGGGTGCTGGTGCTGTAGAAGTAGGTCTTGCAGATGTCGTGGAGCAGGGCGATGAGGATGACGCTCTCATCCTTGATCTGTGCGACCGAGGTTCCGGCTACCGTGTAGAACCATGCTTTCGTGCCGTCCTCGTTGGTCTGTTCTTCCTGAAGCAGACCCCGGAGGGCATCCAACACATTGAGGCTGTGCTGCAGGAGGCCGCTCTCGCAGGAGAGGTGGAACTTCGTACTTGCGGGTGCTGTGTAGAAGTCGCTCTTGCGGATGTAGTCCATCAACTTGTCGATGCCGGGCCGCTTGACCTTGGCCATCTCCGATTCAAACCGGGCGATCAATTCTTCCTTGTCCATATCTTATCTCCTTTGATGTGTGGGGGGAAGGCTGCGCCTTGGTACTCTCCCTTGGAGTCCATCCAGTAGCCTCCCTCGTTGGTGAATGAATCCGAATCGTTTCCCGGCTGGCCGTTCTGCCAGAAGAATCCTGTGATGTGATTCCTGATCCAGCGGTGGCCGTCCGGGTAAACGTGCCAGAAGTTGTGTTTTTGCCAGTAGGGTTCGTAGGCTTCCTCGGTGCGGCGGTAAAGCTGCCAGACGAGGTCGAGGAACTTGTCATAGTCGAGGTCATCGATCAGGGCCTTTCGGTATTGGTCCATGAGGGCACCCGGCTGACTTTCCTCGGCGAGGACGGCGGCGATCTGTTGCGATAGCTGCCGATTCCCGGCGATGTCCTTTGGGTGCATCGGGAACGGCATCCTCTCCCGGAGCCGGGCGGCGAACCAGTCAGCAAGGTCGGCCATTTCTTTGGTCAGCTTCTGGTAGGCTTTGCCGTACTTCGTCTGGAGGACTTCCAGCGGCACCTGTTCGCGGTTGGTCTTGAGCTTCCTGAAGGTATCATTGAATCGGGCCATCATTTCCCGGTCGTCGTCCGAGGCTGGCATCTGCATCACTCCATGTATTTTTTGGCTTTGGGGTTCCATTTGAGGGCGGTCGCCTTGCCGCAATCGCCGCAGGGATAGCTGAAATCTGCATCCTCGATGTTTGTCCGTCCGTAAGTGTGCCGACCGCAGCTGCAGTCGTATTCAAACAGCGCGGTATTTTCCAGCGAGAATCTTTCGCCGCATACCTTGCAGGTCCACTCGGTGCGGTAGTCCTTTGTGAATGCGACAAACACATCGCCGCACTTCGGGCATTTCAGTCTCATCAAGCCTTTTGCTCCTGCGGGTGCCGCTGCCTTTTGGGGAGTTTCGGAGGGTACGAGTTTGAAGGATGCGAGGTCTGGGCGGTAGCGGATGGCATCGAGTGCGTCATCGTGCGAGGGGGGCTTTCCTCCGGCTCATCGTGTGCATCTTCGGGCGGCTCCGGCTCGGCGGGTTCTTCCGACTCCTGCTGATTGGCCTTTTCGGTCTGCTCCTGAATGACAGCCTGAAGCGCAGCGGCATTCTGCTCGGCATTGCTCGGTACCCCGGTCAGGCCGCTCTGAACGGCGAACTCTGCGATGTAGGCGTTCATCTGATCGGCGATGAGGTCCTTTGCCCGGAGCAGCTGCTGGGCGTTCTGACAGGTGATCGTCATGTCCAGCCGGTCCTCGTACCCATCGTTGATCACCAGATGTGCGCTATAACTGTAATCATGCATTTTCTCAATCCTCCCAATTTAATGCTTGGCCGCACTTGCAGCAATACACGCGCTTGCGCATGGCCGGTCTATAAACGACTTCGTGGCAAAGCGGGCAATTTCCGAATTGTGAGTTTTCCCACAAATTCACCTTTTCTGGGATCTGCTTCTTGAGCGCATCCATGCCCATCCGACAGGCTTCTTTTACGGTTTCGATGCTGTCGTAGTTTTCCCGATGCTCCGGGTCGAGGATTTCGGCGGCCCGCTCATAGGTCATTTCCATTTGCAATGCCTCCTGTCTGTCCTGTTACACCTAATTCTGAAAAGTAGGTGTAACGGCGTTTTCCTTGTGGTGGTGCGGTTCTTCCGGCTCTGTTACTCCTGTTACACCTAATTCTGAACACACACCGTATTTCTAAGAATTTTGCAATTTTGCATGAAAATCTTGCAAAATGCAAAAATGTGCAAAAACATATTGTATTTTAGTTTTAGGTGTAATAGGTGTAACAATCTATTAAAAAGCCGCTTGACTGCTTGCTTTTCCGTGTTACACCTAATGTTACACCTAGCGTTACACCTGATTTTAGGTGTAACGGTTTAGACCGGGAATGGCAGGTCGTCGAAGTCGTCAACCACCGTGAAGTCGTCTTGCATTGTGGTCTGCGTGGCCGAGGTCTGGAACGGAGCCGCTGCGGGGGGCATAGGTGGTTCTTCTCGGTCCATCTGTTCCTCCAGCGCATCCATCGGGTCCTCGTTCTCGGCCAGCTTGCCGATGAAGAACTCGACAAAGCGGCAGCTTCGGTCTCCGAATCTGCGAACCGTGGAGTAGGTGACCTTGCCACTCTTTTCTGTCCATACGCTGATCAGGTTCTTGTCGGCCAGATATTTCATGGTTTTCCGGGGGCTGTACCCGGCTTTCGTGAGGGCCTGATTCAGCATGGAAGGGAAAATATAGACCGTGTTGCCGCTCTCGTTCATCATGCCGAGGCAGGTGCCGATCACCTGTGTTCCGAAGTATGCCTTATTCGACATG